GCTTTCAGCACCAGCTAAATCAGCCTCACTGAATATAGGCGCAACATCTCTTGTAGAATACTGACCACCCTCACCCAATGGCGTTGTGCCAGTAGCAACAAACCTACCTGTTTGGCTCATTCTAAATTGAGCTTGTGCCTTGCCAGCTTCTAACTGTGCAATCTGACGCTCAAGATTCTTAGCCGCAATCACATTCAATGTAGATGGATACTTCAGCTTAGACAGCCTGTCCTTCATCTGCATAATAGCAACATCAGTCTTGCGTTGCTGTAATGTCTCAGAACCAGTTCCGCTACCAATCGTTCTGTCTAACTCATTCTGACGAGCTTGCTGTTCCATAGAACGACCAGCACTTGTCATAACACCCTGACCAGAGCTTGACTTAACAGTGGATGTTCTTGACTTATCCGTAGCATATGCAGACTCACCAGATGCGGCCTGTTGCCTCATAACATCTTGCTGGATTCTCTGCTTTTGCTCTTTTCTTTGCTTGTATCGAGTAGGTGCTTCGTCATAACCACCTGTGTTAATGACGGAATCATTTCCTCCGCCTCCGCCACCACTTCCCATAATCGCCTCCTGTGATAAAAAAATATTTTGGGAGTTTAGTTTATTTGAGTCTATTGCGTGTGCAATTCACCTTTATATGTTAGACGCCCTGTTTTTTTAAGCGTGTTATACAAAAAAGCTTAATTAGGGATGGGTCCCATCAGTCTACATTAAAGTTAATCTGTACAGCCGTGCTCGGACTCCGCACCGCATCCTGTCTAAATCCTGCTCTGTCCATCAAGTCTCTAGCCGCTTCCAACCTAACATATTGGCTCTTACTATCTAGCAACTCACGCATTGTCGCCATTGCTTGTGTAGCGTCCCACCCCAAAGTCATCATAGCCAACTGTTGTCTGTACTCGATAACATGTTGTTTCTTCAGTGTATTATATGCCCAAGCCTTATTCCTACCCAACGTCTTTGCCGCTTCACTTGGGTTGCAACCATTATGCAAGATTAGATGCACCAATTCAGCCTGTGGCTCAGTCAACTTCTCGTTCCCTGTTTGTGCAACTTGTGCATGTTTCTCGATGTCTTCCATCGGAACAATCGCACCTTTATACTTCTCTTGCTGTGTTGTATCTGCTTTAGTCATGTCCAAGACCTGTTCACTGCGTCACGGACGATTATACATACTACTCACAACCCCTTGTCAATACCCTTTCGTGAAAATGCCGCTTTGTCGTCCGCTACTCATAGCATTTGTGCCGCTATTTTATTGAGGGCTATTCGCCCATGTTTATTTTGTCTCCTTCTCGGAGTGCGGTCTTGCAGACGCAACAATCGTACAGCACATTGAGTGCTGTCCGTTTGTCTGTTTCACGAAACGCCATCACGCTGAAGTCCTAATTTGTGTGATGGCATTTCGCTTACAGTTTTCCAATCATGCATAGCACCGTTACCACGCTCAGGCCGCTTGGGCCACACAGGTATTTCTCACACCCACTCCAGTAGTAGTGGATACCACATCCTCCAAGGGGTTCGATGAACTTGACCTTGCTCTATGCCTTACATCTTGCAACGTCCATCTCATTCTCCAGAGGCGGGCTAAAAAGCTTTTGCTCTTTGGGAGCAAAACCAAGCCCTTCTTCTGGATTTATCTAAAGCCCCTTTCCTGATGTGAACTGTAAATGTCGTAGGTGTGAGCAACACCTGCTGACGCTAAACAACTAACGACAAGGAGAATATCATGTCATATATGAAGAGACTAGCTACACACATCGAAGAAACTGCTCGTTTATCAGAGATTCCACTTGAATCAGATTACGAAGCTATTTGGCTACAAGATGAGCTTGAGATGGCTATCGAGGATGGTGACTACCAACGAGCATCGCAACTAGCATCATTACTTGATGCACATACCATTCAGTAAGCCAAGTAGGGGGTGGTTAGATATATACCATCCCCATTACGCAGAGGAGAATCAAATGAAGATTACAGATACAGAATTTGAAAGACAAGAGAAGCTTTACCTAGATAATATTATCTGGTTGTGGTCAGAGTATGACCACATGGCTAACATTTATCAATACGGAGATGAACGTCTCTTTGATATATATCAAGCTATTCAAACAGCATACGAAGACTACTATGTTTACTTCGGTCATCACTGCACATATCAGCCAAAGCTATCATACTTACCGTAGAGGAGAATCACATGACATTCGTTATCAATCTAGCTGATCATCAGCATCAACCAGTCAACGCAGAATCAATCGACCAGATTGACTTCGTTGGCTCATACATCGAACAATCCAATTCACTACCTCGTCTTGAGGATTTGACTGTCGAATACCTTGACAACATCAGCCGTCAGTTACAGATGGATACATTCTCAGAACATGCCAAGCATACATACCATGACGCATGGCAACAGCACTTCGCACAGCTCGAGATTGCTTCTATCATCTTCCACTCTCAAGAGGGTGAGGCTACACTGCCTGAGAAGATGGTCGACAATCGTATCCGCTTCTGCGAGTACCAGATGGATGCACTTGCAGACTATGGTCAACGTCTTACCGATGACATAGAACGCAAACGCAGAGAGGTCAACGACCCTGAGATTGGCGTTCTTGAGCTTGAGCGACTTGAGGAACGCCGTGACCGTATGCGTGAGCAGTATGCATACATCAGGAATATGCGCTTCGTATATCTTGACCGTGTACGCCCTGCTATCGAGAAGCGTACAGGCTACACGATGGGTGCATACAAGTCACGCAAACAACTAGAGTCAGAGACCAAAGCCAAACAGTATCGGATGTATCGCAAGAGACTAACGATGCAGGAATGGTCATCTATGTCACCCAATGACAAGGACGAGTACCTTGCCAAGAATGCGGTTGTTATGAGCAAGTAACAACCATCGAGAGGCTGGAGCAACACGCTCTAGTCTCTCACTTTTTTTGTGTGTCAAACAAAAGCCAACCACAAAGGTTGGAAGGTGCGCCTCATAATCGTAAGGAGAATACAATGTTCAAGCACAATCTAAAAAAACACATCAAACGTGGTGCAATCAAAGGCTTCAGCAACTTCGAACGTTTTCGCATGTTTGCTGGTGCATTAGAAGTGGCTTATGCCGCACCACCAACTAAACGCCTCAAAGAGATCAAGAACTACTGTGAGTCCATTATGCGTTCTAAATACGCAGATTGTGACACTAAACTCAAAGCATCTATGCTTCACTCAGAATGTGCAAGCCAAGAGATACTAAAGCATCTGTTACAAAAGTATTCAGATATGCGTAGACAAGAGTTCAGGGAGGGCAAAGCATGATATTCTACATTATCGCTGGTATATTCTCAGCACTAGCTATTCTATTCCTGTTAGCCAAATTCGACTTCAAGAAAATACTTTGGCTTGACATCCCTATCGACATAGCCTCTACTGTCCTTCTGATTGCCATGTTCGCAGGAACATTTGCTGGCATGATGGCGGCAGTGATAGGGGGATGCATAATTTCAGCAACCCTCTATGTATTCAAACGCCTCAAAGGTTATAAAAAGCCAATGAGAAAAAAGTTTAGCTACTCTTGGGTAGAAGTAAAACCAAGATAGCTAATTTATGGTAGGGGTGAGTATAACATTAACATTGCTTAATATTTATGCTTGCGCTTAAGCACCTCGCCTCTACCACCATCCAACCATGTCAACGTAAGGAGAAACAGACATGAACTTCGCACAAATCACTGTATCTGGTAACATCGGTTCTGACCCTGAGATTCGTGACGTCAATGGTACTAAGGTTGCTAACCTTTCCATTGCTGTCAACGAGGGCTACACCAACAAGTCTGGAGAGAAAGTGGAGAAAACCCACTGGTATCGCCTCGAAGCTTGGGACGGTAGCAACGGCAAAGGTCTTGTATCAAATGTTATCGAGCCATATGCCAAGAAAGGTACAACCGTCTTTGCTCAAGGCTTCCCGATTATCGAGGAGTATGAAAAAGATGGGGTGACACATCGCTCATTCAAGGTTAAACTAGCTGGCGCAGGGTCTACCTTCCGTCTTGCTGGGAAGGCTTCGTCTGAAGGTGGCTCTGCACCAGCGGCTTCTTCCTCAACTGCTGGTGACGACATTCCTTTCTAGGTTTGTCTCATTCCCTTGCCAACTGCCTCATCACCTTCGGGTGGTGGGGCTTTTTTTGTGAACTATTCACAGGAGATTCACATGCCTACTATGGAAACAGTCATTGACCCAATCAATCAAAAAATCAATGTTGTCAAACACAAAGGAAGTGGTATTGATGTATGGCGTGAACTAATTGGTTGCCAAATGCTTACCTTTGTAAACTTATATGAAAACGGTGACGGTGTTTATCTTGATGATGAAGGGCTTTATTCAGAGAATCAACACTTTTGGATTCACAGAAATTACCCTCAGCCACTGGTAGGCAAAGCAATACATATCGGAACTACAGATGAAGGGGAGTCAAGAGTGCCTCAAACATCATACAAACAGCTTTGTAAAGATGTTGTTTGGTGCGGCTCTCGTTTTGATTTATCATTTGTAGTTAGATGTATGGGAGACAGAATTACTACGGAGAACGGATATGAAGACTACAGACCAATATTCTTTCCAGAATCATGAAGCAGTGTGGATAGCTGAAGGCATCGAGACTGCTAAAAGCCAAGAAGAGTTTATTGCCGCTTGGCAACATATATACGACACTGGCCTCTATCAACACTTGCAAGGCTGGTACAGTAGAAGAATACAAGACATGATAGATATGGGATACCTAGAGCCATGATATTCAAAGAATGCCCAGACTGCGGTGGTTCAGGCCGCATTGAAAAGACCGTTCCTGTTCGTGACTTTGACAGAGGTGGATACCTCAAAGGAGTTATGGCAGACTGTGATTACTGCAACGGTATAGGTGAGGTAATGTTCGATGACTTGGAGGAAGAAGACCAATGATAAATTATCTACGCAAAATCAGAAGAATCAACAACAAGACCAGATGGCTTGGGTGGTTCGTCACTGTTCACCTAACATTGTCGTTCACACTCCTACTGATGATGATAGGCATGGGCATCAACCCGACCCTCTTGGTTTCAGTGATTGGTGCGCCCCTGTGGATTGGCGTAGCGTTCGCCTCAAAGACACTGACTGACAAGATAATGGAGGACTAGATGGAAATCAAAATCCAAAGCGGAATACCTATACCGCCAAGAATGACATCTAATTTATCTATTGTAGCAAATAAAATGAACGTAGGTGACTGCGTTGATGTACCAAAAAGCCAAGCAGTAAATATGTGTAAAGCAATACGCAGAGTACATGGAGAGTTATCCGCTTCAATGCGTAGCCTAGATAAAGAAACTTGGCGTGTATGGAGGACAAAATAATGTACCACAGGTCTCAAGCCTCAATGGAGGTAACTAAAATAACCCTAGATGCTAAAGAACCTGACCAAATCCTTATCAAATGCTGGCAAGGACGTGATCATTATCACACTATCTATCTCTATCCACAAGACGGTAAGGAGTTTACACTGTTTACTGGCATAGAGTTTGAAGACGAAACAATTCTAATGGAGGCAAAAGATGTTCAAACAGATACCTCTGAGTGAACTTAAACACTCACCTAACAATGTACGCAAAGTGAAGCCCTCTGACCAGGGCTTTAAGTCCCTTTGCGCCTCAATCTCATCTAAAGGTCTGTTGCACAATCTAGTCGTTGCTAAGAACGGTAAAGGCTATGAGGTTGTAGATGGCAACCGCAGACTAGATGCGCTTAACACAGTCCACAAAGACAACCCTAAAATTAACTGTATTGTTATTGAAAAAGATGACTCAGAAATTGGCCTACACGCTAACATGATGCGTGAAGACATGCACCCACTGGACGAATGCGATGTAATCATGGCCCTATGTCACGATGGCTCAGAGGATTTGGACTCAGTTGCAAGCAGATTCGGTCAAACTAACAAATGGGTAAAACAGCGTATAAGCCTCTCTGAGCTGTCTGACAAAGCTAAAGCTATGTTCCGTGATGGCATGTTTAACATGGCTACTGCACAGGCTCTAACACTGGGCAATCACGATAAACAAGACGATTTCTTGGAAAACAATGAGCATAACCTCAATGCCGCCTCTGCCAAACGTGCAATGACCAGTGCTAAAATACCAACAAGTGCTGCATTGTTTGACGTTGAGAAAGAACGTGCAAAGCTAGACATCGAGGCTGACCTCTTTGGTGATGAAGAATTTATCACAAATCGTGGTGCTTTTGAGCATTTGCAAGCAAGCCACATATTCAATGTATGCCAAGAGTATCGTCAACAAGGATATTATGACGTTGTGTATCTTGAAGACCAGTATTACTGGGATACACCAGAGCTTCGTGGTTATCAAAGAGCGCACAATCCAGATGAGTATGATGTATCTCAGTTAATTATGGTTGTTACATACAACTCATTCAGATACCAAATCGACACTGCTCTTATGGTTCACTACGAAACCAAAGAGAAAGAAGCAGAAGCCAAGGAAGATAATAGTGAAATAACCCCAATGAGCTTCTCAAGTCCACAGTTTGACTTGGTTCACTCTTACTACTCACATCATGTGCTTAACGAAATGCTAACAACAGACAAGATAGACATGGTTAAGTTCTTCAAAGCCATGCTCTGTCACAGAAAACTTGGATGGTCTGGTCATCACGTTCATCGTGTTGGTCAAATCTATGCTGACCCACAAAACTTATTCAGGGAAGAGCCAGATGATTACACTCCTTTACCAAATGAAGCTATTATTAAGCACCACAAAGACATTGCTCTTGAGCTTGATGGAACTACACCTCTTATGTACTGCTACAATCTCGATGATAAAGAGCTTGATGAGCTATTTGTTGCGTGTTGTGCAGAAGGTCTATCACGTTCTGACTTCCAGTCTGAAGCGATGCAAGAGTTCAACGCAATCATCAACCCTACTAATTGGTTCAAACCAGATGAGTCATGGGTCAACAAATGGAAAGTCGGACAGCTAGAGCAAGTAGAGCAATGGCTGTACGGTGGTATCAAAGGCGGCTCTAAGCGTGACCGTGTAAAGAAAGTCACAGAATCACTGTCTGAAGGTAAGTTTAATCCTTATGGAACATGGCCTCAGACCCAAAGTGAGCAATCATAGCGGCTTCTGCTACACCATCTTCAACCTTTTTCTGCCAGAGTGATGCGGCATTTGGGAATATCTCACTAGCCCTTGCTCTGGCTTGATCCTTATCACTGCTTACATTTAGTGCTGATTTCCACACTCTTGGTGTTACTTCAGTGTACTCAAAGCCAAGTGCAATGAATGTGCCTATGTAGATGCCGTACCCAAAACCAGTGCGGAATGTACTAGACACACCTTGTCTTGGCATAGCTTGTTGCTTTTCTATAAATATATGACTTGGCTCATGCTTCTGTAGCAACGCCACAATGTTTCCTACATTCAAATACTTTTTCTTCTGAAATGTAAGGACAGGTGTTCTATCAGCAATTACAATTCCGTTACTCAGAAAGGCAATGCCACCATTTAATCCAGGGTCAATCCCGCATATCATCTTTTATCTCCAACTTAATCTCGCAACCTAAGGCCTCAGCCCAACAATATGCATTAAACAATGTTGGCTTTCTATTACCCATTTCCCATTTTGCACAGAGTCCTGTTCCGACTCCAATCATTTGGTCAACATCAGGTTGCGTAAGACCAAGCTGGTATCTACGTTCTTGAAACTGCTTAATCAAATTGGAAGTAAAAGTTATTTCATTCATTTACTCACCTATCACATAAGCCAAATATATGCTAATGTGAATTGTCATGCAAGGAGGAGACACATGGCACTTACCAGAAAAGACTATCGGTGGCTTGCCTCCGAAGTATCACCCCTTGTCGAGAACAAGGAACTATTCATCTATAAAGTAAGGAGTTACGCAGACAGAAACTTTAATATTTACAAATTCCGTGATGCAGTCGAAGACGCTTACATGGATAACCAAGCCGAAGAATGCGGGCCTGAGTTGTATAAACAGGCCGATTACTAAGGAGGACTTTATGTCTAAAGAAAAACAAGAAAACCCAATGCTTATTTGGCATGACTGTGACGAAAATTGTGGATTCACAGACATTATTAACGGTGAATGCGAATGCTATAACCGTGAAATGGACAGACGTGAGGAGCAAGCACCATGCTAACAGAAGCACAAATAAAGGAACGAGCCACCTACATAGGCTCATCAGATGCCTCAACCATTGTCAAAGCAAACTATGATGACTGGGAGAAGCTAGTCCTACAAAAGACTGGTCAAGAGGTCTGGAAACCCAACAAACAAACTCAGCTAATGATGGATGCTGGCTCTTACATGGAGAGCTTCATTATTGACCAATGGGCTGAACGTGAGAAAAGGCAGG